GACGCTCTTCCGATCTCTAGATGAAAAAGTACAAACAGATTTTGTGTGACTTGACTTTGGACTCAGGCCCAACGCAAAAAGTGATCACCGTCTGGCACGGTGTCGTTCATGGTTATCTTCCTTCTGGGGTCAGCGTTTCCTTCCCTTTCCGCTGACCCCAACCTTTCAGGATAAAAATGGGTACAGGTGGGTTCAAGGCTGGCACGGACTACGAGGCCGCTCGAACACGCAAGGTTAACGCTGAAGCGGAAATCGCAGAGCTTGAACTTGCCAAGATCCGAAAAGAGTTATGCGCGACAGAGGATGTCGTAAAAGCATGGGCTGATGTGCTGCAGGCGTGTCGGGCTAAGTTCCTGGCGTTGCCGGTGAAACTGGCTCCGCTGATGTCGCAGGAGACCGACACTGCAATCATCAAAGACCTGATCGAGCAACAGATCCGCGAGGCACTTTCTGAGCTATCGAACTACGATCCTAAGATCGATGCGACTAAAACGTCCGTCATGGTTGAAACACCGGATGGGGAAGAACCGGCCACAGAAGCGGCAAAGAGACCTAGAGGACGGCCACGAAAGGTCGATGTCCTCCAAGGGTGATGGATGTGTTCCATCAGACGAATGAGTCTAAGGCGCAGTTGGTTGCGGACCTGAAGCGTTCACTGGATCAGCTAAAGCCACCGCCGAAGTTGTCGGTTGCTGAATGGGCGGATGCTGAGAGGCGCTTGGATTCGCAGAGCAGTTCTGAACCTGGCCGATGGATTACGTCACGCGCAGAATACCAGCGTGGTATCATGGATGCGTGTTCAGATCCGACGGTGAAAGAGGTCGTGGTGATGTGCGGCGCACAGCTCGGCAAGTCTGAGATGTTGCTTAACACTATCGGCTACCACATGGCGCACGATCCGGCTCCGATCTTGATGATGCAACCGACTGTGGACATGGCGCAGTCGTTCTCAAAGGATCGTGTCACAGCCGGTTTGCTCAAGTCCACTCCGTGTCTGCGTGACAAAGTGCGCGATAATCGCGGCAAGGACTCCGGCAACACGGCTCTGCACAAGATCTTCCCTGGCGGTGCGCTTTCGCTTGTTGGTGCGAACAGTCCATCATCTCTGGCTTCGCGTCCTATTCGTGTCGTGCTTTGTGACGAAGTGGATCGTTATCCCGCGTCCGCCGGTACTGAAGGTGATCCAATCTCATTGGCTAAACGCCGTGCGGCCACGTTCTGGAACCGGAAGATCATTCTGGTGTCAACTCCGACCAATCGTGGTGCTTCTCGGATCGAGGATGCGTATCAGGAGTCGGATCAGCGCAAGTTCATGGTGCCGTGCAAGGATTGCGGTGAGCATCAGGAGATGAAATGGGCGAACGTCTCATGGGAGCGTGATCTTCCTAAGACGGCTGTTTATGGATGCGAACATTGCGGATCGATCTGGTCCGACGCTGATCGTGCAAGAGCGGTGGCTAAGGGTCAATGGAAGGCCACTGAGGCGTTTAACGGTGTGGCTGGATTCCATCTCTCGGCGCTTTACAGCCCTTGGTCTGTTCTGGCTGACGCGGTTGAGGAGTTCCTCGGTGCGCGAAAAGATCCAATGCGCCTCAGAACATTTGTTAACACCTTCCTCGGTGAAACATGGGAAGATCAAGGCGAGGGTGTCGATGACATCGCAGTCGCAAAGCGGAGAGAAGAATATGAAGAAATCCCAGAAGACGTCGTCCTCCTCACGGCGGGCGTTGACGTCCAAGACGACCGGCTCGAATGCGAAATCGTCGGATGGAGCAAAGGAGAAGAATCTTGGTCCATTGCCTATCACGTTCTTTACGGCGATCCGTCCAACCCCAAGCTCTGGTCTCAACTCGATGAAATCATTCTGGCAACATATGAGCATCCTACCGGCGAAAGCATGGTTATACGTTGCACTACAGTGGACTCTGGTGGTCACCACACTAGGGCGGTGTATAACTACGCTAAAACTCGCGCTGGGCATCGCGTATTTGCAATCAAAGGCGTCGGTGGCGAAGGCAAAGCTATCGTTGGCCGTCCAAGCAAAAACAATATCGGCAAAATTCCGCTTTATCCCGTTGGCGTGGACACGGCTAAAGAGCTTCATTACGCACGGCTGAAGATCGAAGAGCCGTCGCCAGGGTATTGCCACTTTCCGGTTGGCCGTGACGATGAGTATTTCAAGCAGCTAACGGCTGAAAAGCAAATGCTCAAGTACAGCAAGGGATTTCCCAGCAGGGTCTGGGTTAAGACTCGTACCAGAAACGAGGCTTTGGACGTTCGCGTGTACGCAATTGCGGCATTGGCAATTATCAATGTTAATATGGATAGCGTTTACAACAAGTTTTATGCTAATGTAGCTGGAAAGATGGTTCAAAAGACGGTTGATGAACCTATTCATCCGTTGGCTGATCCTAAGAAGGCGGCTAAAAAGCGTAATTCTGGCGGTTTCGCTAACAGTTGGAGGTAGTGTGGCTAAGTCTGTTAAAGTCGGCACAAATCCAACCCATATTACGCGCAAGGTTCGTCGCAAAGGCCGTCACTGCAAGAGGCTGAAGAAGAATCAGCGCACTTGCTCTTCGTTTTTCGGGAGTCGTTAATGGCAAATCTGTTCGACGTTGCGAACGCTTTGACGACTGAACCGGAGTCTGTTGTCGCTGGCACGTTTGTGCAGTGGAAACGGGCTGATCTGGCTGTTGATTATCCTCCGGCATCCTATGATCTGGTGTATAACATTCGCCTGAGCAACGGCGCTGGTGTGGACACAAGCATCACTGCAACGTCTGGCTCAGTGTATTTCCTTGCGGCTATTCCATCGAACACCAGTGCGGCTTGGTCTGCTGGCACTTACGCATGGCAAGCGTTCATTGTCCGCAAGAGTGACAGTGCCAAGCTCTTGGTCAACACCGGAGAGTTCGAACTCCTGTCGAACCTTGATCAAAACGGTGCAGACAACCGTTCCCATGCGACGATCATGGTGCAGAAGATCCAGTCCCTGCTTGAAGGCAAGGCGGACAAGGATGTTACCAGCTATTCAATCCAAGGTCGCTCGATCTCCAAGATGTCGATCACCGAATTGACTGATTGGCGCGACTATTACCGGAAGGAGGTGGTCAAAGAACGTCAGGCTGCTGATCTTGCCGCTGGCAAGAAAACCGGATCAACCATCAAGGCGAGATTTCTCTAATGGGTTTCTGGGATTTTCTACGTCCTGCTGAGAAGCAGCCTAAGCGCAAAATGCAGCAGCGTAACTATGCCGCTGCAAATCAGGGTCGGCTCTTTGCTGATTTCAAGGGTAGCAACCGGAGTGCGGATAGCGAGATGCGTCCTGCTTTGGTGCTTATGCGTGACCGTTCGCGTGATCTGGCACGTAATGATCCATATGCCCGTCGGTTTCTTAGCCTTGTACGTACAAACGCCGTTGGTGAGAGCGGATTGTCGCTTCAGGTCAAGGCGCGTAACGCTGACGGGTCTTTGGACGTCATCGGCAACGACCAGATCGAGCGCACATGGTACGATTGGGGCCGTTCCTGCACCGTAGACGGCAAGATGACATGGACGGATGTCCAGCAGTATGTCGCTGAAGCGTGGAAGCGCGACGGTGAGGCCTTCATCCAGATCGTGCGTTCGAACCGGTTCAAATACGGTGTGGCTCTCAACTTGGTTGAGGCTGACCTGATTGATGAGCAGAAGAACCAGTTGCTGCCGAATGGCAATCAGATCCGCATGGGTGTCGAGATCGACAAGTTCCAGCGTCCGGTGGCTTATTGGGTGCGTCAGGCACATCCAGGTGATTACGACTTCTCGCAGAAGAACGTAGCAAGCGTTCGCGTGTCGGCATCTGAGATCCTGCATATCTACCAGCAGAATCGTGCAGGTCAGACACGCGGCGAACCGGCTTTCGCTCCGGTTATGACGGCTGTGAAGATGCTCAACGGCCATCGTGAGGCTGAACTGGTTGCTGCGCGTTTGTCGGCTTCGAAGATGGGCTTCTTCACCTCGCCGACTGGTGATGATTTCAACGCTGATGACTATGATGGCAATGTTCCGATCATGGATGCGGAGCCTGGTACGTTCCATCAGTTGCCGCCTGGTGTGGATTTCACTGCGTTTGACGCCAGCCATCCATCGACAGCGTTTGCAGACTTCCAGAAGGGCATCCTTCGCGGCATCGCATCTGGCTTGGGTGTGAGTTATGCCAGCCTGTCGAACGATCTGGAGGGGACCAGCTACTCATCTGTCCGTCAGGGCGCTCTCGAAGAGCGTGATGGATATAAGATGATGCAGCGTTTCCTGATCGATCATCTGGCTGTTCCGGTTTACGCAATGTGGCTCCAGCACGTTATGGAGTTCGCATTCATCTCCATTCCGGCGACGAAGTTCTCCAAGTTCTTTGATGAGAGCATCTTCCGTGGTCGCGGCTTCTCATGGGTCGATCCTCAGAGGGAAATGACGGCTGCGGTTATCGGATTGCAGAACGGATTGCTTTCTCCGTCGGATGTTGCGGCGCAATATGGCCGCGATGTGGAAGAGATCTACAGCACCTGGCAGCGTGACAAGCAGACCGCTGAAGCGTTTGGCCTGACTCTGGCGTTCGAGCCGTTTGGCGGCAACGAGGCTGTAAAGGGTGTTGAACCTCAAATGGATAACACTGATGGAACAGTATGAAGATTTCAGACCATTTCCAAACGAACACGCAGCAAGACTTGTCGATCCTGATAAGTTTGATGGCTTTCGGCGTGATAATGACGCTGGTGGGGCCGGTATTGATTTTATCTACGGCATTCTTGCTGGTGGTGGTACTGAGCTACAGGCTATTCGTTTTGATAAAAGCCGCTTTACTCCGGCTGAAGCGCGTGATTGGTTGAGTAAACATGACTTTCGGCCTATAATGTTCGAAGAAGCAACCGGAGAGCGGGATATGGCTGAAGAAGATATTGAAACACGCGCAACTGTGAAGGTCGAGATTGAGATCGACACTTCTGATGCGCCTGCTGTTGAAGAGCAGCCAGAGGTCAGTGTTGAAGACGCTGAAGCCGCTGTTGAGATTGCGGATGCTTTGGATCGTAAGGACGCTCCAGAGATCACGCATCGCTCAAATGCTATGGAAGCGAAGATCGTTGACGATAAGAAGCGCACCGCTTTTATCGCGGTCTCTTCTGAGTCTCCAGTTGGCCGTAGTTTCGGCGATGAAATCCTTGATCATGGCGAGGGATCGATTGATCTCAACTTCCTTCGCTCTGGTCGCGCACCGCTGCTCTTGGATCACGATCCTGAGAAGCAGATCGGTGTAATCGAGTCTGTCAGCCTTGACGGTGACCGCGTGTTGCGGGCGAAAGTGCGATTTGGTCGATCTGCACTTGCTGAAGAGGTCTTTCAGGATGTGGTCGATGGTATTCGGGGGAACATCTCCGTCGGATATCGCGTCCACAAAATGGAAAAAGATAACACCGTTAAGAATGCTTATCGTGTGAAATCTTGGTCCCCAATGGAAGTTTCCGTTGTTTCTATTCCTGCTGACCAGTCAGTCGGTGTGGGTCGAAGTGCGGTAGCGTCCGAAGTCGAACCTAAAGTTGAACCATCATTTAAAAAGGACACTCCTATGTCTGAATTTAACATTGATGCGGTTCGTGCGGAAGCCGCCAAGGCCGCTGCTGAAAACGCATCCGAAATTGTGAAGCTGGGTCAGCGTCACAACAAGAGTGATCTCGCTGCCGCTGCTATCGGCGCTGGCAAGACCATTGATCAGTTCCGTGGTGAACTCCTTGAAGTCATCGGCAACCAGCCGCTGGACAACAAGGAAATCGGTCTGTCGAAGAAAGAACGTCAGGATTTCTCGGTTGTCCGTGCAATCCGCGCTCTTGCGAACCCGACTGACCGTGCCGCTCAGGAAGGCGCTCGTTTCGAATTCGAAGCGTCAGCCGCTGCTGCCCGTGCTTATGGTACGACGGCTCAGGGTCTCATGATCCCTGCCGACGTTCTCGGCAACTGGAAGCGTGACCTGAACACGTCGGACGACAACGAAATCGTTGCAACCAACCTGCTGGCTGGTGATTTCATTGATGTTCTTCGCAACTCGTCCTCGGTCATGCAGGCCGGTGCGCGTATGTTGCCTGGTCTGGTTGGCAATGTCGCCATTCCGAAGAAGACCGCTGCATCGTCGGCTGGCTGGATCAGCACTGAAGGTGGCGCGGCTTCTGAGTCGGAACCCACGTTCGGCACTGTCTCGCTGACGCCGAAGACAATTGGCGCGTTTTCAGATATGACACGCGCTCTAATTCTCCAGAGCACCCCCTCGATTGAAGCTCTTGTCCGTGACGATCTCACGCAGGCACTGGCTCTCGCAATCGATGCTGGTGCGCTGAAGGGTGCAGGTACGTCTGGCGCTCCTACGGGCATCTACTCGACCTCTGGTATTAACACTGACACCTTTACCGGCGCTCTGCCGACATGGGCTGAAATTGTTGGTCTGGAAACCTTGGTGGCTGAAGACAATGCTCTCATGGGCAACCTGTCTTACATCGCTCCAGCAGGCCTCTACGGTTCGCTGAAGACGACTGCCAAGGCGACGAACCAGGCGATCTTCGCTGTTGATCCAGATGGCACGATGAACGGTTACCGCACCATCGTATCGAACCAGGCGACTGCCGGTTACCTCCTGTTTGGTAACTTCAGCGACCTCCTGATCGGTATGTGGGGTGGCCTCGACCTCACGGTTGATCCGTACACTGCCTCGACCTCTGGCACGGTTCGCGTTGTCGCTCTCCAGAGCGTCGATGTGGCTGTTCGTCACGCGGTTAGCTTCGCACTGGGTACACCTGGCGCGTAATGCTTAATGGGGAGGGGTGGTCTTGGAAGTCGGCCACCCCAAACCATTGGAGATTGATATGAAATATCGTGTGATCAAATCGACTGTTGCTGCCGGAGCCATTCGCTCCGTTGGGGAGATCCTTGAACTCTCTGACTTCGCGGGTAAGGAACTTATGGCCTATGGCAAGGTCGTCCCTCACGATGAGACTGTTATCGAGAATCGCGTTGAACCTGTAGAGATCCGCGATCCTAAGCCGCGTGGACGGCGCACGAAATAATGGGCATCGAGTCAGACGATGATCTGAACTTGTTCCTGGAGGTTGATGATTTCGCTGTTGTGGCGACATATACTC